CGGGAAGTTCTTTTACCATCTGAGTTACCAGCTCCTGAAGGTCAGTCACCTGCTGCTGGAGCTCATCCATTCTCTTGTTATAAGAACGAGCTTTGTTCTCTCCTCGAACGAGATCGAGGGCATCGAAATCTATTGCCATATATTCTCCTTTGTTTAGTCTGACCATACGACATCATGGGATACCTGTCAACCACGAAGTTCTCCTGATCCCAGTCTGCACCCCCTGAAGCTCACGCTGCGGGGACGTTACCAGTGACCAGTGAACGAGAACGAGGTTTATCCAGAAACGAGAACGAGAAACGAGATCCAGCATCCTGAGCTGCAGGTCCCGTCACCAGGCCACCGTAAACAAAGAGGAAAGAAACGGTGGCCAGGAAACGAGAACGAGGATTACGCTGCTTCCGAAGGAGATCCCAGCTCAGTTACCATCCTGCGCTGGACCAGTGGCCATTGTAACGGGAACGAGAACGAGGCAAACGGGACGAGGGAACGAGGATCCGTGAAAACGGACACCGGTCTGTAGAGTTTAAGAGACCTCTCCAAGAGGGTCTCTTTCAAGATAATTACTTTGCCTCCTGCGTTTATATACCTGTTGATCCAAACAATTTGCCATTTATTTAGCTTCGGATAACTTAATGAATCTGATTTTAATTCTATCCAAAATACTTCATTACACATCACTGCATGAATGTCTGGAATACCATTGATTGTGCTAGATTCTACGCGTGTTAGAAAGCAATTAGTCAGTCCTTTTTTTACCTTTTGCCATAACCTAGTTTCCCCATTTTTATTAGTCATGATTGAGTAAGTAAATTATAATTTTATCTTCCTGATTGATTTAATCACTGCTGTTGGAATAATAGTTGTATTACCAATATTGTCAAATGTAGGCTTATCTTTGGTCTTGATGTAATCACTAAAAATTCTTGTAATTCCTTTTTTTTGGCTAAGCAAATACCCTTTCGATACACATACAGGTAGTTGTTCTTTATGCAAATCTTTTGTTGAAGACCAGCCAGCATCACCTTCGATATCCAGCCACTCTATTTCCACAAATGGATAATCATCAATTATGTTACCGAGATTTTTAAAATCAAAGTTTAGTATTTTAGATTGTTGTCGTTTCTTCTTAATCATCAATCACTACCTTAATTTTACCAACTGAAGTAGTGATAGTAGAGTTATGTACTTGGTTAAAAACATCTAACCACTCAGACCAACTAACTTTCTTCAATTGCTGTAACGTCTTGGGATTCAATCGTAATCGTTTTGGCATTGTAGCCATCGATCTTGTTTGATAGTTCCTCAAGCTTTTTTTCAAGTTGCTCACGTGACATACCCTCCAAACCACTGACTGTTACTTCTTTTCTATCAACATAAGCTCCAGCCAATTGACCAGATCTATACTCAGCATTAATAGCAGCAGCAAATTGTTTTTCTTTCTCTGCTTTGTCAGCAATTCTTTCTAACCTTTTATATCTTCTAAGGTTGTCACTCTCGTATTTTTTTACTTCACGCTCAAATAATTTATCAAAGTATTTAGCTATATGAGGACTGTGTTTTCTAGATAACATTCTAGATGCAACAGATCCATAATCTTTTTCATTAGTGCACACATAACCTGCACGCTTCAACGCTTCAGCTTGTGTAATAGAACCCCAATCTTTTACATAGATTTCAACAAACATCTTTTGTTTAGGAGTTAAATCTAATTCAGTTCTTAATGATTTCTTTTTAAGTCCACCAGGCATTATTTTAATTTGTTTAAACCTCTAATAATAGAACGTCTTTTAGTTTTATCTTTTTCAAATTTTAATTTGCTTTTTAATTCTTGACTAATTCCAGACTTAACATCTGCTTTAGCAACAGATCTTGTTACATTACTATCTTTTACAATATCAGCAGTTTTTTTACCTTTTGGTGCACTAGTTCTATAAGACTTATAAGCATCTCTAATTTCTTTAGTAAGGAACTTTCCTGTATCTGTCAAAAACTTCAATTTCTTATACATAATTTTTTACTATATAGATATTTCAGAGTAATGACTAGTTCCTATTAACCAACTGTTTGCGTTCCCGCAAGAGTGGTGTCCCTGAGGGACACCATAGGGACACCATAGGGACACCATTAAATCGTCTATAATTGTTGTATATAGCCAATAATAGTCTTTAGGGACACCAGGGACACCTCTTTTACCCCCTGGGCACTTTTCTTTTTCAATTACTCTAGATAATCTATATAGTAGAATTTTTTCCATTGTCCGGTATCCGGTTTTCTGGTACATTTGTCTTGTGTTTAATTACACATATAAACATTGGTTAATAACTCCTGGGGGTCTAACAATAATTGCTCTCTGGTTTTTCCCTCCAGGAGTTAAATTCATTCGTCCCCCATGACTACGCTAATCTCTTTAAATTTTCTTTTAAGATAAGTTTCTTAATAATTCTTCTCTCCTCCTTACTATTACATTCTCGATACCTCTTATATAAATCACGATACCGAATCCAGGACATCTGCAATTTAGTAAAATGTATTTTTCCCTTATCAACTAATTTTAAGTATTCTCCTCTTACAAAATCTGGGTCCATATCTGCTCCCCAACAAACGTCTTGAAAATCTTTACTATTACTAACAAACCATTTATGAGAATCATGTTTATGGTAAGTCTCCTTCTTAAATCCTGAAGGGTTTACTGCATCCTCTAACGCCTGCACCAGGATAGCCTGAAATAATCTTTGTTCAGCGTAAGATTTAGGTTTTATAATCTCTAGGCTCAATTTAATGCCCAAAAATTTTAGTAAGCTCGGAGCACAGTTCATAGGCTTTTTTCTGATCTAATGGAGTATTTTTACGTTTACGTCCACGGCCACGTGCAGGAGTTCTAACATAGACATCAATATACAAATCCCACATACGCTGTAGGTAGAACATCCGATCTTCACCGGACATGATCTCCATCATAATTATTGATTGTTTTAATAGTCTAGGTGCTTTTTGCATTTGCATAACCACGGTGCGGGAAAAGATATGGATGTAATATGGACACCGTGGCTAAGCATTCGTTACGACCAGTTTTAAACCTTTAGCCTGAGCTGCAGCTTTACGTCCTGATCGCCATCGATCCTCGATTTTATCAAGGAAAGAAAGACTGAAATTTCCTAAACCAAAGTCATTTCCACAATACAACTGAAACATCAAACTAGTTAACTCATCATAAGTTTTTTTATTTGGACACACCATCACTAGCTTGTCCAACGCCTGGTTCAATGCTTCTTCACTACTTTTCTTAATAGCTTTACCCACAAAATATCCTTTTAATTAAAGTTAAATTGAGTGTTAATTGTTCGGTGAAAATAAAGTGTTTTAAAGCCCCACTTATTTCATTTAGGCTTAGGAATACATTTAAATTAATAAGTTAATTCTATTTTGATTGCAAGTAAAAAAAAGGCCCACTCTCGCGGGCCCTTTCCAACACCAACCGATGCACATCTAAGTGTCTATCACTTACTTCAAGAGTTTCTTTCCTTGGTTCAGTAAATTCTCTTTCATTTTAGTTTCAGCAACACCTTCTTTCTTAGCTATCTTTTTAATAGTGTCAGATACAAGTTTTTTAATCATGTTGCCTGGGTTTCTAAGGCCATTCTCCCCCATGGCCCTAATAATTGTGTATGATTCGATATCAACAGCAATTGATTTCCATTTGTTTACGTCCATTGTTTCTCCTATTTGTCTTGATACTCTTTAGTTTTGTAAAACTCAACTAAATTTATTTTATTTTTTTGAGTTAGTCCTGCGTTATATATTCTCTCAATGATCGCAATATAATCTGCAGTTGATGTACCCGTTAAGAACCATGAAGACTTACTCTTGCAAGCAGTTTTAAATCTTCGGTGATCAAACTTAGGATGCTTGTCAGCTACAATATAAGACACCACCATCGAACGTTTAAATCTTTTGTTCTTTGGAGACTCCATACCATAGAAGTATTTTTTAAGTTGCATCAATTGAGATCCAATACGATCTGTATGCTCAATACCTCCTGCAGGAATTACAAACCGTCCTGTTTTAAAATCATTACTGATTCTTGACCACAGTGAAGTTTGTTTTAATAATAGAACTACCATCTCTGCAACATTGATTCCGTACTGTTGCATTTTGTTTCTACAAATTCTGTAGTCCATTTTATTTCTTGCACAGTGTTGATCTAAATAATTTTCCATAGACCAGTTCTTACGACCTGTGTTTAGTCTAGCCACATCTAATGGATCATCAGAGTCCATAATAATAAATGGAATTTTTAGATCTAATTGTTTTCTAGCTTCTAATGTATGTTGGCCATCAATGACTTCCATATTTTTATTTACACGAATTGGATCGTATAAATCTTTTTCTTGAATCAACTTTTTAAGTTGCTGCACGTGTGCTTCATCTACAGGTCTGTTACCTCTAGTCTTTTTGAACTTACTGTAATCAGTAGTTTCAAAAAATTTGTTTTGTATTGCTTTGTTCATATCTTTTCCTCCTTGGTTAATAGAACATTAAATATCCCAATGATGCAAAAATAAATAATAAAACTTTTGCAGGGATAATGGTTAGTAATGCAATAAACATCATACTAAATATCAGGTCTTTCATCGGCACCTCTCTGTTGATCTTGTATAAGTTTATTAGCAATGGTTTCGTTAATTGGATAAATAGGCATGTCTTCAAAGTTCATTGAACACTGCTGCAACATCTTCATAACTTCTTGGTACGCATCGTCTTGATACTCTAACGGCTCACCACTGATATCAGTTTTCGGTAGCCGTGATAAAATATCATCTACTTTTGTGCTCCAATCTTTAAACACCTGTGAGTCACATTTTGTTGTTGTTGCCATATGGCCTCCTCTTTGTTACAATTATTACTGTATATTTATATAAACATTTTAATGGGATATGCAAGTAAATAATAAGCTAGGATAATATAGGATTATGAAGTTCATATTAGTTTTACATCTGTGCAGTATGATAACCAGCAAATGCATAGATCCACACATTCCTGGTTATCAGTTCACAAATCATTACGATTGTGCAATAGCAGGTTACGCAATATCTCAAAAAACTCTTAAATTACTGGTAGAAGATGAAAATTATGGTCTTGATCGTATTAATAATGAAAAATTAGCCATTAGATTTGAGTGTAGAAGTCTTAATTCTGCTTAGTATTGCAATCTTGTCACATTTTGATATATAATACCACATGAAGCTATATCGCGTCCAAGCAAACTATAAAAATATATATGTCGATGAGATGCTTGAGGCTAAGAACGATAAGGCCGTCCTTGAGGATTTTGTAAAGAAGGTTGACTCAGGAGACGTAACAGAGAGAGAAGGCCCTGGTTTCCATGATCCCAATGTCCTTTTCTTAACCTTTGAGGAGGTAGACCGAAATGCTACAAAAGTTAATATCGGAAAAACTTCAATTGGAGTCAAAGTGGGCCAACCAAGCGTTAGCTCAGGGTAGAGTGACTACTGATATGAAGTGGATTGATATAAAAATCAAAGATCTTAGAAAAAAGATCAATGATCAGAGTGTTGAAGACGCTAAAAAGGGTCTTCTAGATATAGCTAGTTAAGTTTAAACCTAGCTAAAAAAAAAATTAAACTTTTACCTTAAGACTTCTGCGCTCTAAATTATTCTTT